GGGCGTATCTGGAAGGGGCGAATCTGAGAGGGGCGTATCTGGAAGGGGCGAATCTGGTAGGGGCGTATCTGGAAGGGGCGTATCTGGAAGGGGCGAATCTGAGAGGGGCGAATCTGGTAGGGGCGAATCTGGTAGGGGCGAATCTGGTAGGGGCGAAAAATTATTCAATGATACATGAGATATTCATACAACTGGTTATTAATTATAAAAGTAAGTTCACTAAGCAACAACAAGAGAAAGCCAGCAGAGTTTTTGCCTTTAAATTTTGTTGGGATACAATCAAAAAGGAATACAAAAAAGAAGCGGGAGCGATTCTAAAAAAGTTGGCTGATTTAGGTTGGAATGAATATCTGGAGAAATGGAAGGAGGTGAACAAGAATGATTGAACGACAGCATTTAAAGAGAGCGGGAACTATCTGGATAATCATCAGTGTCATTGCCCTTGTTCTGCTATTTTGGGCTAATAGGGTAAAGGCAGATGAGGATACTATCGGGCCGGTGAGGTTTGGGCCGATGTTGACCGCTCAGATGATTAGAATGAAGTTTAATCCCACCCGGACATCTTTTATGACCAGTGGCCTGGGTGGTGGTTTCTTTGCCGAGTATCAAGCAAAGGAAAAAACCGCCTTTAAGCCCAGGGTAGAAGTCTATGTCCTTGCCTCGTCCCGGGAGGAAAGTAAGGAACTGGATATTGAGTTTGGCTGCTCCGGGTCATTATTGTCAATCGGCCCCTTACAGTTAGGGAATGTCGGGGCGATTTACAATCCCGATGAGAACGAATGGTCATTGACAATAGGGGGTAGTCTAACTCTATGGGGTAAGGAACTTTAAGGTAATGACAGGGGGTTGATTGTAGCTTAGACCGGTATCCGGTCAACCCCGCTGTGGCTCCCGGCGGTGAATACTATGTATCTAAAATTGAACATTGAATCACCAGCCATTACATAGGGCTTAGGTGGGTTCCGGGAGCCAGTTTGAAAGGAGGAGGGAAGTTGAGAGGGAGTAATGTATAACTTAAAAAATGGGGAATATCTACTTTTACCTGTGCCTCACTTTTTCAGGTTAGAATGTTGTGATTGTGGTTTAACCCATCTCTTTACTATTGAGAAAGAGAGGTCAAAGATTAGATTAACAGTCTTTAGGGATGATGCTTCTACGGATAAGACAAGGAAGCAGGAAAAGATAAAAGTCAAGTTTAAGAAGCCAAGATAGCGAACCCCGGTGCGACCTGACGATACGCAGGTAGGAGAGGGGATGTTTCCATACAAAAGTATGGGGACAAGCCGGATTCCCCCGCCACCGGGGTCTGAAAGGAATAAGATGATAACAGATATATTCGTTCTTGTATTTGTAGTACTGATTTTTGTTTATATATTTGGTGGGTATGATAGGGGAAAGACATTTACACAAAAAACTATCTGGGAATTCTTAAAAGATGCGTTCTCAATGCCAGATGAGTGGTAACAAAAATAAGGAGGCCACCAATGACGATGACCCGGAAGGAAGCGATTGAGATAGGGGATGACTATATCTCAGGAGACCAATCACACGAAGCAGATGAATTTTATGAGGCCATTAAACTCCTCCTCTCCACCACCAAGCGGTTTGATAAATGGGCAGGGAAGTTAAAAGAGGAAATAGCGTGGAGCGACAAACAACATACTCCTGTTGGTGAGGGGCTTAAATTTGCTTTCTCCCTACTAACCGAGGCCCCCTCCGCTAAAGCTACGGAAGGCCAAAAGGAGGCTCCCCGATGAAACTGGAGAAGGCGATTGAGAGGGCTAAATATATACGGGATAACTTTGACCTTGACGGGAACGATAAGGAAGTAATTAGCCAAGTGATTGAGGCGGCGGAAGAGTCGAAGATGGCTTATTGCTGTGCCTGTGGGAGAACTATTGAATCGGTTAAACAAGCAATCCTCTCCTTTCTCCAGAAGGTGATAGGTAGAGAGGATGGTATCAATGAATTGATAGCTTTTCTAAATGGGGCAGATAGCCAACTCAAAGCTTATATCGAGAAGGTGCTGGATAAACAATGACCTGGTTTCCAAAAGAACATTTTAACCGAGAAGAACGGGTTGTCTTTAATGAGATAAGCAATCACCGGGGCCGGGAGTTTGCTATCTCAGTCCCCACCCTAACAAGGTGCGTTCATATCCGCCTGGGTGAGTCCATAGCAGAAATTAAAGTTAGAAAAATAGTTAGGGAATTAAGGGTTAATCATGGAATACCAATAGGGTCTGTCACTGATTACCCACCGGGCTATTATATTATAACCGATAAAAATGAATTAAAGAAAGCGGTTAAATCCCAAAGGAAAAGAGGTTTGAGCATATTGAAAATGGCCTCTAAGTTGGAAAGTAACGGGAGGAAATACTTCTTTGGGCAGTTGGAATTGGAATTAGAATGATGGAAAGATATAAGAAATTGGGTGACGACAAACCGACTGGATTTTGTTTCTGGTGTGGGGTTAAGATAGGGCGGGGTAAATATTGTAATGCTGAGCACCGGCAAGAATATTACAACCGTAACAGAGCTGTTGATTTTGGTATTTGGATTTATGAATCTCGTGGTATGAAATGCGAAGTTTGTGGCAAGGAAAGCAAGAATAAAAATAAATATAATAGAGAGGATTTTCAGGTTCACCACAAAATCCCTTTAGAAGATGGCGGGGAATTATTTAATCCTGAGAATGTGCTGTTACTTTGTTCTGAATGCCATAAAATAGAAGCTTGGAAATACGGTATGGTGGTTAGATTCTTGGCGTTTTTAAAAGGGATTAATCATGTGGGGCTTCTTTGGTTATCCCCTGATGATTGGTGGAGGAAAATCGCTTAAACAGGAGTTCGGGAGGTAGGGTAAAAATGGACAGGAATATGCGTGTTACGCATGGAAAGGGAATTAAATGATAGACCCCGAAGGCAAGGTCGCTAAATGCTTCGGCCCTCTCTGTAAGGAGAAAATCAATAAAAGCAAATCTTGGGCAAAGTTCTGTTCTGCCGGGTGTAAATTTAAGTATCACATGATTAAGAAAACCCTAATTACCTGCCTCAGTTTGCTTAGAAAAGAAGCTGCCCTGGATATGCTGGAGAATCTGAGGAGGAGAATTGAGAGACTGGATAAATAAGATTCATTGTATTGACGCACTCGAGGGCCTCGAGTCGATTTCTGATAGTTCGATTGACCTCATTTTTGCGGATCCACCGTTTAATGTTGGAAAGGATTATGGCCTTACCAATGATAGGCGCCAGGATTATTACGAATGGTGTGAACAATGGATTGACCTTTGTTTTAGAAAGCTCAAGGATACCGGAACGATTTATTTAATGACAATACCTCGCCACTTACAGATATTATTCCCCATGCTCGGGTCCCGGGGAGTGTTTATAAATTTAGTTGTTTGGCGGAATGTATCCGCCGCTCACGGTAAGAGGAGTTTTTGGAATAGCTATCAGCCTATCCTTGTATATGCCAAAACGGAAGATTATTTATTTAATACTTATGCTCAAATTAAGAAAAATAAATGGAGATGGACTGAATACGATAAGGGCCCTCGAGGTCAATTACATGATTATTGGGACGATATAACTTTTATATTTGCAGGATCCGTTCATCATAAGGAAGCGATCATCGTGCCCGGGACCAATAGAAAAGCCCACCCTACTCAAATGCCAATAGCTTTAGTCTCGAGGGCCGTTGTTTTCTCTACTAAGCCAGACGATATTGTTCTGGATCCGTTTATGGGTTCCGGGACAACAGCAGTCGCAGCCCGGAATTTACAACGAAATTATATAGGTTTCGATATCAACCCTGAGTATATCAAGATAGCTAACAACCGTTTAGCTCAGGGGGTATTGTTTTAGGAAGGGAGTATGAAATGATAATTTTATGCGAAATGGAAAATTGTGCTTACCATATTTTTAAGCCAGATAAAGGTAAGGCTTATCAACGTCAATGTGGAAATGATGAGATAGAAATTGGAAAATCGGGCAGTGGTGAACCAGTTTGTTGTAGTTATGAAAAAGAGGAGAAAGGAGGTGATACCCGATGGAAGAAATACTTAGAATCGTAATGGAAGCTGTGGCGATCGGCGTGGGGGTGCTGCTCCTAATCTTGGTCAAGAGGCTGGCTCAGAAGTATGGCTTTGAGCTAAAAGAGAGTGAGGAGAATGGCCTGCTGGCCGTAATGACCCGGATAGTCCTGCATGTGGAGGAGAAGGGGGCTAAGTTGCTGAATGCGAATGGTAAGAAGGTCAAAGGCCGGGATAAGTTAAGAGAAGCTGTTGCCCTCTTCTCGGAGGAGAAGCCGGGTCATTCTGAGGAAAAGGCTGTGCAGTTAGCACACGAGGCCTTGTTTATCAATGGCATCGGTGCGACCGTTGTAAAGCCTTTGACAATGCGTGGGAAACCACCGGAGGAGGATAATGTAAGGGAAATGGCCGAAGCCAGAAATGGTGGTGGGCCAGTTTAACAGGGTGGGGTGAAAGCCCCACCTTACTTTTGGGAGGAGTTATGATTATTGAAGGAGAAATTGAAGAGTTATGTGATGATGCTAATATTCCTGTTGATATTTGGCTAAGTTATGAAAACCTTGCTTGGAATTTAAGGGCAAGTAACTATATGCCAAGAAGGGGAAGGGTAAGTGAAGAGGGTATTGACATAAGGGCTACTACAAGAGAAGAACTTGCAGAAATAATAAAAAACCAAATCATACCTCTTTACGAAACTGCTTTGAAACAACTAAATCTTATTGTAGAAGGTAAAGCCGAATGCCTTTATTATTGGAAAGAGGACAGGGATTTACCAAAGGACACCCCGCCCCCTATCCCGCCTTAATCTCTGCCGGGGATTGAAGGTGTATGTGGCTCCCGACAACATTGTGGTGGACTAAGCTCTCCTTCCCTCTCCCGTAAGGGAAATACCGCTCAAATTCCTTATCAAAGAAGCTTATCTCCGCTTCACTATAAACCCGGTCTCTAATGTCAATCCCACGGCAGGGAACCATCTGATGCACACTCAGGGTGGGCCTCTTCTTATCCCGTGAATAATAGACCTGCCCGTTCTGCCTGATATAATATCCCGCCTCTATTTTATCCCGGTAGAAGCTGTTCTGTTGCTCCTGAGTGCGGTAAATGTGGGTAATAACAGGGGTGACATTAAACTGCCTGCGGGATAAATAGGCAAACTCCAGGGTCATTGCCCGGAGCCGGGGGTCTAAAACCTCATAGAATTGCTGTTCTAAATTAGCGTGCTTGAACCTGATAGGCAATAAGCCAAGTTTGATGTGTTTGAGGTAAATCATTGCGTGATCTGGGTCTGGGGTTTCTGTTGGAATTGCCTCACCTTCTCCACCATCTCGGCAAATTCCTCTCTCTTGGGCTTAGGTATGAAGGGCAGGCCCCTTTTCAGCATTCTCTCGGGCCTCTCCATCTTCCTGCGGTCTGCCAAGTTTTGAAGTATCTCGGGAGAATACCAACCACCCTCATCAATTACCTTCTCCACCATCCCATCAATCTCTTTGTCTATTCTCTCATATTCTCTCTTGTCGTTCCTTTGTATCGCCCTGTCTTTCTTTTCAATCAATTCAATGAATTTAGGGTCGTATTTCTGCCGGATTAGTTTCTGCTCGTCCTGGAACATGTGGCCCTGCTCATTCAGGAGCCGGTAAAGGCTGGTCTTCATTGGGGTAAACCCGGCGGCCATAGCCATCCTCTCCTTCCAATTAATGCCCCTCCTTATCATCTCCTTATTGTAGATTGAATACTGGTCCTCGCTTCTCAGGGCCTCATAGACACCTCGACCCGCAGGCCATTCCGCCCAGAGCCTTTCTAAATTACCACTTCTCGCCACCTTGACGATCCTGCCGATAGTTCCGGCATAAGGGCCAAAAATATCATACCAATTATAGAACTGCCAGGGGTCGTGAACCCCGGCCTTCCCGGAAATGTCAAAGCCCAGGGGAGCTAAGATACCGCTAACCAGTGGGTTCTTGGGATATTCCCTGGCTAAAAAAGCCATTGTGCCGGCAAGGGCCGGTATTGGTAGGGACCGGATACCACCCACCATAATATTAGAGCCCCACCACCGGGCTGCCCGGGCTATTGCATAGCTTTTAGGCATACCCCCGATAGAGTTCCAAAATACCTCAGTGCCGGCCAGGGGCTTCCCGGTGCTCACTTTCACCATCTGGTTAATGAAATTAATGGTGAAGGGCTTAAACTTCATCAATGTCTGCCCCCAGGGGCCTCTCATTAGCCTGGGGAAGTCCGCCATACCATAATGACCCTGAGTGCCCATAAGTGCTACACCCCCGTAAGCATCGGCCATTTCCTTCTGACTTTTGAAAACCAGATTCTTAGGCACGCCCTCTTTTAATTGCTCTTTAACAACAGCCTTAAAATCAAACCTCTCCATCGCATCATCCACTAAGGCGACAATGCTTTCTTTCCTATTGCTCTCCTCCGCCCGCCTAAACATTCGCATACTTAAATCCTTAGTCCACCGCTCACTACCCCACCGCTGCCACTCACCCCCGTAATACTTAGCCTCTCCTCCCAGCACATTAGTCCTTTCGATTATGTCATTTCGATGTGCCCTACCCTCCTTTGTGAATTTCTTGGCATAGGACTTAGCCAGCCTCACCCCACCCACTTCAGGCAGGGTCTGCTGAAATTTCTGTAAATGGTTGACAAAAGCAGTTACCGGCCTCCAGCCCAATTTCAGCTTGGTCATAAACGGGCTTGCGTGCTTCATTATCTTCTGCATATTCGGATATTCCGAGTATTTACCAGCCAACTTATCCACATACTCCTGGGCGAATTGCTTCTGAGAAGTGGGCATTTTCTGAATAAGCGCCTGGGCCTCTTTGGAAAACGGCTCGATGTATTTCTTCCTCAGAATCCGGTTAAAAAGAGACTGGTAAACAAACACGGGGTCTTCTTCGTAGCCTTCCAGCTTGCCCTTTCTTTTCGAGAACGAAGGCACAAAGACCTTCTTTCTCTTGATTGATATTACACCCTTTAAAACGCCCTCGTTAATAATATCGTCCTTAGTCATGTCAAAGGCTTTGGAGAATTGATTTACTGCCCTAAAGAAGCCCGGGCGACTTAGTTCGGTAGTGCTGAAATCCTTCCTCATAACCCGGGGCATTATGTGGATACTGTCGGCAAAGTCCGGGTGCAAGTCCATCAGCTCTTTCGCCTTCTTTGTAGCATTTCCCTGTCCCTTAACAAAAGCAAGGGTTTCCGTCTTCCCCTTACCCGTTGTTTTAAATACCTGCCACTCCCCTCTCCACATACGGGGAAAGTAATTGGTGATTTTATTCCCCCACTTGGAAACATCCTGGCCCATTGCCTTACTAATTTCCAAGACCTTTTTATTGACCTCCAACCATTTAGGCATTGCCTCCCTTATTCTCGGATTGGCTATTGTTGCTATTTTCCCCGGCTGTGCGGCTATATCCGATTCCATCAATAACCTGAACTCGTGCCGATCGCTCTTTTTAATCCCCTTGAAAGCCTGCCACACCATCTTCCGGGCTGCCGATTTCTCCTTCTCTAAAGCCAATTCAAGCTTCTGGCCCAGGTAAGATAAATGCCCCCCCGGGACAGACTTACTAAGCGTCTCCCGGGCATGAATAAAGGTCTCCCGGGGCCACTTAATCATTTCCCTATAAAATCCCTTGAGAGGCGAGAGCCCATAAACCTCATTCATCTTCGACTTCTCCGCCAGGGCCTCCTTCATAGCGTTCTTTGCCATTGTCTCGTGAGGGTGGGGTGGGGTCTTCTTGAGTAACTTTCCAATCATTTTCGTTATGGGTGGCCCGGAGAACAGTTCAGAGGGAGCCAGCCCTTCTTCGATATGCCTTTCTGCAATCGCCTTCACTCTCTCATAAACTACACCCTTCTCCTTCTCCATTGCTTGAAAGAAACCTTTTCTCGATGTCTTGGCCTCAGGCCACCATTTTGGATATGTGCTTCCATAACCGCCAGTAACTCCCTTACCCGATTCATCCCATATCCTGCCCCCCGCCTGAGCACCCCTGATGTCTTCCTTCATGTGATGAAGCGTGTATTTTATGAACTTATCCTTTTCAGTGGGAACCTTACTCTCAAAGAACTCGAATACCTCCTTATCCGCCCCGTCCTTGATTAACTGCTTTTCAAGCTCATCAGTGGGTTTGAGGTTCTGAGCCCTGGGTCTTGGTTTGGGAAGAGGCTCTTTAATACCTAACCTGGTAATGGATTCGGGGACTTTCGTTGCTTCTTCAGCATATTTAATAGTCCCTGCTTTTTTAGCTCTTATAATTCCTTCGGGGGTTGGTTCCATTAAGCCCTTCCAGTATTCAATGCCTTCTTTAAGTCTCGGATGCTCCGCCCATCTTACCTTATACCTTTCAATAAACTGTTTCGTAGTTATCTTTTGCTTAATTGGAACCAAATCGGCAAGAATTTCTAAATTCTCCTTCGGAACACCCTCTTCGTAAAGCATCTGCAATAACGGTTTATCAGGCAACCCTTCCTTTTCTTGCTTCTCTACTAAAATACGATACTTAGCCTCCGCTTTCGGATCAACAGCCTTCCTATATTTAAACTCTAAATGCTTTCTTCTTACCCCACCCTTGAAGAGAAAATCATCTAAATGTCCTTTGAGTATTTTATAGTTCTCGGCATTTAGTTCCGCCTTACCAGCCTTCTCAATACCCTTCAATGAGGAAATTATTTTAGCAGTAACTTCTGGGGCTACCTTCTCCCCAACCTTCTTAGCTCCCAATGCACCGTATTTTATTCCCTTCGCCCCATATTTAAATCCCTTACCAACAGCCCAATATCCGGCAAGTTGTTCGGGGCTCAGGGGGACTAAATCCAAGACAGTGGCAATGGCAGCCTTTGTGTTAGGAGCATTTGCCAGTGCATTAGACTTGATAAGTTCTTCTGGTAATGTTGCGAAGAATTCGTCCCTTTCCTTCTGGATTTGCTTTAAAGAATAGTCTTCGGGAGTTTCCTCTTTTAACTCAGCGAGTATTTTTTCTCTATTGGTGGGTCCCGGTGGTTCCCGGGAAGGAGCACCGACAGTGCTGGTAGTTACAGTGGGGGGGATTTCATATTCGGGAGGGAGCATCCCGCGGTATTTGACTTTGGGCTTAGGAGGGTGGGCAGTTACAGCTTCTTTTACAAGGGAACCGAAACGGCTCTCCTTAGTAGATTCTCCTTTAGATTCCTCAATAAGTTCGTCAAAACGAGACATTTCATTTCAAAGTTTCTAAGTATTCTTCTTCTCTTCTTCCGGGATTCCGTTTTAAAAGTTCCATTACACTTTCAATTTCGATTTCACTATGCCCTTCAGCTTCCATAGCCTTCCTAATTTCTCTTAATTGCACTATTTCCCCAACAATCGGATAACCAGCTATGCCTTCAACTTTAGGCACTTCCGGTTCGGGCGGGGAAGGCACAAAGGTTGACCAGGGGTCCTTAAATCCCTTGCTTTTTGTAATAGCTCCCAATCTTGTCTCAATTTCCTGGAGTTCCTTTAAGTATCTTTCAGGCCACATACTTTCCGGCAGCATTTGACCCGTCATGCTCGTTATCCCCGGCCTTTTGTATATATTCTCCCGCCTCTGCATTAACTGGTTAAATTCCGGGTCTCTCTTGTATTTTGCTTTTATCTGCTCTTTCTTCTCAAAGCTCTGCTTTACCTCCGCCTGCTTTTGCGGTGCCTTCAGCCCCCTCATTATCTCCGGCAATCCTTCCCCGGCCTGCACCCTCTTATAAGCCTCTTCAGCTTGTAGAGGGCCTATTTGCCCCGAGTTATAAGCGGCACGGATCAGGTTGGTTAGGAATTGGCCTTGAGCGGCCGAGGCTTCCCGCTTCCTCTCCCGCCCTTGCATAATTCCCTGTATAAGCCCCTGGCCGAGAGAGCTGCCAAGTTGAGAAGCCCGACCTGGATACTGCTTAAATTCAATCGGTTCTGCCATAATTGCCTCCTAAGCCGCTGGTAGGTATTTCTTCGCTGCCCAAGCCCCCGCTCCTTCACCTGCACCACCTAAGATGTTCCCTAACAAGCCCCCACTCCCCGGGCTCCCCGGTATGGTTGCCCCGCCAGTGAGTGCATACGGTTTCTGTTGCTGCGCCCAGCCAAGTGCCATCTGCCGTCTCAGAAAGTCCTCCTGAGCCCTCTGGCCGGCGGTGGCGACTGCCATCTCCCCTGCCCTGCGACCATATTGCTCCTGTCCCTTCATAAGCATTTCCGACCAGTTCTGGAGGTGAGGCCCCTGGGCATATACCCCGCCCCGGTTTGAAATCTCCTCAAGGGACCTGCCCCGCTCCTCTAAGCCCTCGGCAACCTGCTGGCGGAGTAAATCATACTGTGTGGCCTCATAGTCCTTATCGAAATAAGTCTCCTTACCCATGAGCTCCTGAATGAGACTGTAAGCCATCTCCTCGGATATGGGTGGACCTCCCCCTGCTCCCGTGGAAAGCCCACCTCCTTCGAGTAATTTATTGTATTCCTTCCTCGCAAGACCTATGGCCTCAGAACCCATTCCTTTCCAACTGCTTTGTTCATACCACTCTTCAAATGAAGGCACGCTACCTCCTCCTCCGCCACCAGCCCCCGCACCCCCGCCGGCTCCATAGTAGGAATGATATATCTCCGGGGGTATGTATTGACCCGGGGTTCCTTTTTCACCAGTTAAAAAAGTTGCTACATCTCCCATCTCACCCCTCCTTTTTTATTACCTTAAAAACTCTCTCTTCGTTTCTCTTATCACTTCTCCAGGTGATGATTTTCAGCTTTGGGAAGCTGTTTAAAATAAATCTCCTGAATTTCAGTATCAGCCCCTCCTCCTCCTTCACCAGAACGAAGGGAACCCGGAGGGCCTCATCGGTGAATTTATCAAATCCTAAAACACCGAGTATGTCGCCGTTCCTTTTTGCCATCAGTAGAGACACATTCTCTATGTAGTTCAATAACTGCCCCCTTGCCTTATCGCTGTTAATCGGCTCATCAGTATCCAGGGTGTGAAAAGCACTCACGAATTTCAGTATATTCTCAATATCGCCTTTATCGGCAAAGATTATTTCAGGCATTTTGTTTCAGCGTAATCTCGGCGCTGCATTTATCACCGACATCAAAAACTGCCCCAAAGCTAACTCTTATTCTATTCGCTTTTACCGTCCCGTAACTAAAGTTTGCATTCCCGGTATCCCCGATTGACAAAACCTCGCTCTCGGAAATATCCTCCATCGAGGTATGAATATACGCAATATCACTTATATTTATCTTCATCTCCAGGTCGTTCGGGTCAACCTCAATATAGCCGTTACTGACATCCCCGGCAGTCAAGGTGGCCTCAAAGGTTATGTGGTTTTTGACTTTTTCACAAATCTCCTGATATACCTTCGCCAGCTCCTCATTCTCAGGGACAAAGGTTTTCTCTATCTCATATTTCTTGACCGTCCTCTCAATAACAGTGTAGTCAATCTCGCAATCAGTAAGTTTTACGGTCTGACTACCGTCCCCGGTAAACTGCACCTTTAGCTTGAAATATTTAGAAGTAACATCGCTTTGCGCCTGCATCTCGCCTTCCGTTAACCAGGCACCGTTCCAGCTATCGCCCGCCTGATTCGTTGCATATTTATATTTAACCGTGGCGGCGCCGGCCTTTGTCTCGGCAAAGGTGGACATATCGAATAAAGCCCTTGTCCCCCCCTGCTGGCATAAAGTTACTACCGATTCAGTTCCGTATTGGTCTGGGTAACTTACCGAGTTTAACTTGATTGCCTGTGTGCCATCGCTAATTAACTGGGCTTTTAATTTGAAGTATTGCGTTTCCGGATCGCTCTGGGCCTGTAATTCTGCCATTGTCAACCAGGCACCGTTCCAGTCGTCTCCGGCGGCGTTGGTAGCATATTTATACTTTACCGAACCGGCACCGACAGTGGAATCGGAAAAGAGGCTCATGTCTATTGTCTTTGAGCTACCTAAATCCCACTGGTTAAGGATAATCTCCGGGGAATCCTCCCAGACCGGGAAGCCCGAATTGGCAATCAGATTGTCGAAATCGCAGGAAACAGTATTGCCATTTCTGGTTATAATATATATGAAAAGGTTTAAGGTGCCGATTGAAACAGCCCCGGTATATTCATGTAATTTAACCCACCCGCCCCCGATGTCATACCACAACTCAAGGGTAGTCCCTGCACGGATAATCTTAAACTTCGGAGTGGCGTTAGTAGTATTAAAAGTATTACTAGTGAGGACACCATTCACAGCTGTGCCAGCAAGTATTTGATTTGTTGGCCCATATTTTCTCTTAGCTATATATGCCCAGTTATTAGCATCGTTGAAAAATCTAAAGACCACATATTCTTGATCAGTTTCCGTTATATCCAGTTCAATCTGTCTATTAAAATCCCCGGGAAAATTGAGCGGGCTTTTCACACCCCAACCGCTCCATGTGCCAGAAGCCTCCGTTACAGATATTGTCAATTTTCCCCCAGCCTCGGAAACCGAATGCGAGTCGGATTCTGTATAACCCGTATCTGCAATATGTTCAGCCCAATGAGCGGCATCAAGGACACTACCAAATACATCCTGCCATAAAGCAACCTCACCAAGATAGCCGGGGTCCGTGCCTACCTTAGTATTCCCATCCTCGGTAGTAACCGACTCAACATCACTATCGGCATCCCAGACCTTCGCTGCGATATACTTAATTAGCTCGGCGATGTAGTTACTACCTACCCCGATATAATCGGAATCGTAACTCTCTACATCTTCGTTACTTTGCCAGGTTCTTGTAGCCATTTTTTAAAAGAATTATTAAAAAGATAATTGATAAATTATAAAGTGCGTGCTAAGTAAAAGGTGGTCGGGGACAAACCCTACAATAGCCCCCAGGTTGGGACCCACTGGTTCTTGCCTCGATCCGGGACCTGATCATCCCGGAATCAGTGGTAAACACAGTGGGCAAACTATTGTAGGGCCCTCCGGCCATTTCCTTCTTGACAAACTCTCCTAATATGGTATTCTTAATCAATGAAAAAAGTCGGCATGACTTTATCTGTTATAAGTATAATACTTGCTACACCGATTCCCTTCTTAGCATTAGGAATTCACTCTTTCACGGCTTTACTCGCTTTCAGGATTTCCGGCATCGCCGCTTGTCTCTTAACCGCCTTCCTACCTGTCATTTCAGAAATTTACTGGTTCTATAGAGCTTGGACTCATTTTGGAACATTCCATAATTTTTACTGTTTTGGAATGACTGTCTTTTTACTTCTTTGCATTTCATGTATAATATTATTCGTCTTAGGAGCTTATTTATCAAAAGAATAATTTACCTATCGTTAAGCCTTATCTTCCTTTTCAGTTGTGGCCCTGACTGCCCCACCTGCCCCGATGAATCCGGGGGGCTGGGGATCTCCCCCGAACATTGGGAGATCCTGGAGTGTGCAGGCTTCGATGAATATGTAAGAGACAATGTCCGTTGTGCATATTACCCAGATGAAATAATTTCAAAAGACGGATACAATACTACTGGCATGGCTGATTGTTCCTGTAACGATATTCATATAACAACTTACGATGCCCCCTTAATTGAAACCTACACAATAATCCACGAAACCGCTCATTTAGAGAGAGGTTGCGATAACGAAGAATATGCAAACGAAAAAGAACATGAATTCGGTATCATTATTGGTAATATTAATTGCTTTGAAGATTAAGTCTTCTCTATCGTTACATAGCCACCATGAATACTTTGGCCGGTAACAGATGCTACTACTATTGATAGATAATTAGTTCCATCAGCAGTCACATCTGTAATATCTACTTCTGCATCTGTATCACCGCTACCCTTCGAAGTTTCAGAATTATCATCTATTTGACATTCATAAACAGTAACTGTTTTTGTTGCACCTGCATGAACACGAACAGCAGTTGCCTTATAACCTATTGGAATGGTAACATTAGCAATTAAGCTAACCGCGGCCGCAGTGGTACTTCTGCCTCCATAACTAACCATTTTCGTCGGAGAATCATCATCAACACAAACAAAATTACTTGGGAATATTTTTATTGTTGTAGGACTATTATGCCAACCTACATTTAACTTACTGGCTGCAATGGCCGCAGCGGAATTTATATCAGCATTAACAATTTCATCGTTCTTAATCTTGGCACTGGTGACTGTCTCATCCTTCAGTTTCGCCCCGTCAATATCCGCCCCCGCTTTGACATTGATGTCTTCAATCTGGTTTACAGCGTCTTTGACTGCATCGAACTCAGTATTAAGCTCCGAACCCGGTAAAACGAAGCCATCCGCCCAAACTTTTATTCTGCTAAAAAGTCCCATTATTCCCCCAATCCCAATGGTTTGATATGATTTGTCCAGCCATGTATTTTAAACGGCTGGTTCTCCCAGAGTGTTTGAAACTTGAATTGAATAAACTTACCTGCACCATTCATAGATATTTTCTTTGAGAATGCACTGACTCCTCCTAATTTAGATGTGCCTAAAATAAATGTCGAACCCAGGAGGTCGCCACTTGCCACCAGGTTTATTGTATTCCTTGCCCCCTCCCCGGAGGCAAAATCCAGCTTATCCCAGACCTCCAAATCATAATTCCCCTCTTGGGCCAGCACCATCTCCAGCTTCCGGTTTCCCTTCCTTCTCTCCGGCACCCCGTAATCAAACCACTTGGTCTGATAATGCGCCTTGATAAAGCCAATCGAATATTGAGAAGATGTATCCGGGTTAGCAGCCCAGGCAGCTACGGTCAACTGAGTGGCGGTATTGCTCACAATCACCCGTTCCTGCCCCAACCCGGTGCCCGCCATTATCCTGACACTGACACCCTGCCATTCGTTAATTGTCCAGGCCTTTGTGCTATCTGTCAGGGTAGTAGCTCCCGCTGCGGTAGCCGTGCCGTTATCCCCGGCCCCGCCGTCTGCATTGCCCTGGTCCTGCTTTAAAACAAAGCCCTGATAATCCCCGGTGAATAGCTCCGGCACATCAGTTGATGGGTTCTCCACAATCGCCGCCGATGATGCGGGAATGTCCCATAACGAAAAGGCGTTGTTGATATAATCATAGACAATCAGGAGATTGTTTTCGTCTGAAGAGCCGGTCGGCACCCACAAGAGATAGAGTCCCAATTTCTTATAGTTTGCCGAGCAGGCATTTTCAATCTTGAGGTCTCTCAGGCTCCGAACTGTATTCTCAATGAGAATGCGGGAAATGTTGGGAGATGAGTTGCCACCCTGATAAATATGCAGCCCATCCTCCGCCAGATAGACAATCGCCCGGCCATATTGCGGGCTCTCAATTATCTGAATGCTCCGGGGAGCCACGCACCCAACACCGTTCACCGCCAGGTGTTTCGTCCAGTTAGTAGGATAGAAGCCGTTTGCCAGATAAATATGGTCTCTCTCGAAAATAACCAGCATGTCCTTAACGGATATAATGCCGGTGATAATGTCGTCATCTTCCGCAATGTCAATATATCCGTTTGTCTGCCAGGACTCCCCGTTTTTAATGTCGGAAATTCTCACCCGGGAAGGGAGCCACAAACTCTCATAGCAATTAGCGGCAATTAACTGATTGTTATGCACCGCCAGATATTTGGCCTTCGTAAACGGAGGCGAGCCGCCCAGGGGCGCTACATTCCCGCTCCCCGTCCACTTTCTCACCCCTTCATTGCCGTTGGTAAGGATAGCGATAGAAGCGGCTGAGCTATTGACAAAAGTGGCAAAGCTCCAGTAAGCCTCGGTAAAGGCCACATCGCTAATGTCTTGCCACTCATCAGTGGCATCCTTCCAGTAATAGACCTTATCATCGGTGCAGGCGATAAATTTCCGGGTGGACCCGTCCTGGGACTGAAAATCGTAAAGCCCCGTCCAGCCGAGAGTGCCGAGTGTTACCTTGGTTTTATTCCTCTTAATGGATCCCGGGCGTTTACAGATTGAGCCCCGGTCGAAATAGACATTCAGCAAATCGGAGGCCTGGTTATCCTCGATGTGGATCGGGTCGAAATTGTCATTGATGCCCCCCACATTCTTAAACAGTCTTACAGAGCTAAGTTCACTTGCCATTATGTCATCTTGATTATCATGTAGGTTTGCAGGATAATCAGCAATGCTCCACCGATTGAAACAATGACCTTGAAGAGCCTATCCTGCCTTTTCTGCTCAACTTCCATGTGATGCTCCAGGTGATTCTTCAGTGCGACTTCTATCCGGCTGACAACCTTTTCCAGGTCTTCAACCGCCTTCGTTATTTTACCGGCCCAGAATTTCCCTTGACACTCTTCAGCCATTAATATCTCCTCCCCGCCCTTCTCTCCAGGACATCGGCGGCCAGCTTCAAGGAGAATGTCTGGCCCCGCACCGCGGTGGAAAACCGCCGCTTCATCGTTCTTAACAGATAATTGTATTTTCTGAGAGCAAGGTTAAAGAGCCCTTCGTCTTCGTGTTCGTAGGACATTGCCAGTGCCCCTTCTTCGATGATTGAATGAAACTCCGCGGGAAATGCCGGCACATCGGCATTCTCAACTAAATCAGATACCGACATCAGGTAGGAATAGTTGATTGTATAGACGGCATCGGCAAGGGGGTAAACCATTATATTGGGATAACCGTTTGCCCCGACACCGAAGGGAATGATGTAGTCCGGGGAGCCGGTTCCCGTCCTTTTCGGGAAATTCTCGACAAATACCCCGTGCTCCTCAACACTTAAAACCTTCCCGTCCGCTGCATTCCAGAATTCCTTCAGGCCGTCCAGCCGACAATCGGAGGCCAGTTCATACTCCAGTTGGCCGACAACCGTGTTAAAACTGCTCTCCTTTTGAAGAAACGGCCAGTCGAATTCACTCATTACTCGCTGATAGACTTCGTTGATAAAGTCCTTGACCATATCGGACTTCCCCGGGTCGTGGCAGCGGTTCAGGACATTGTTTATGATGTTAATATACTGCATTAAGCTCCTTGCTCAGCCTCGTATCTCTTCTCCCGGTAGAGTTCCCCGCCCCTCTTCCGTGCCCCGGCTAAATCAAATCCCTCCCTTTTCTTTATCGAGGCCCCACCTAAGTGAGAGACGAAGACATCTTGCCGGAACCCTACCCAGTAACCAGCCTGCTTAACCCGGAGAAACCATTCGGACTCCTGACCGTAAAAGTCGAACTCTTCGTCAAAATAGCCCACCTTCTCAAATACCTCTTTTTTTGTGAGAAAGCAGAAGCCTGATATTTCCGCCTTGGTTAAATTTGGCTCCGGCTGCGCAATTTCCCTGATTTGATATGGGTATCCGCAGCGGTTGGTTACCGGGCCGATGGCTCCCAGGCGATGTATCTCATCGAATGAACCGGCCAGTTTTGATAACCAGCCCTTCTCCACTACCGTATCGGAATTGAGGAACAGTAAATGGCTATGAACCGATTCCCGGATGAGCTTATTCCATATCTCAGCCAGGTTGGTATTCCCTCCCCGGTTATCGTGCACAGTGATTGAATACGGATGCTCCGTCTGCTTAACAATACTGCTCAGGCAATCCGCCTCCAGTTGAGGCTGGTTATAGGTAAGCATCAGTATGTTTACTCTGTCCTTCATAGCACCTCTTAGTGTTTCAGGTTTAAGAAATCCTCCTGTTCGTCCTCGAATACCGGCTTATAAAACTTCTCATTGTAATGTTCTCTGCAATAGGGCAGTCCCTTACTCCACAGGTCGGCATACTCGTGGCATTCGACACAGAGGGGGTCCCTATTTTCCGGCTTCTTGATTATTATCAGCGGGAATTGCGGTTTTTGTATCAGGCTCAATTTCCTTCTCCTTAATAACCCTTGCCTTTGTCAATTCGACCTTTGCGGTATTGTGTTCAAACGCCTCTTCCTTATAGACCGAAAAATCGTTTACGGTGAAAGTATAACTGCCAATATGTCCAATCGGGATGGAGGTATCGCAGAATATCTTTAGTCCGGCCTTCATTGCCCGGTAACAGAAAGAATAGTCCATACCGAGCTCTTTAATGGAGTTGTTGGTGCGTAACTGGACAAATCCAAACCAGTTATGGTCTTTGAAGGGAATGTCGGAAAAGAAGTGCTCGGAGATCCGGTCAAAAACGGAGAGCTTAATCAGAAGGGTTGAAGTGCCGATTGCATCCACTTCGATAAGGGCATCCTCGGGCCAGTCGAGAATGTTTACAAACCACTGATTTTCCTCATCGAAATTGGCTATATTGGGAAAGTGAGGTGCCCTTTTTCGGACTGCCAATGCCCCGATAATATCCCGGTCATGCCTCAGTAGCTGCTCAACTACATTCTCCATGCCCCCCTGCACCCCGTCCGGGAAGGTCATGTCCGAGTCGATAAACAGGACATGAGAGCAGCCGTTTTCGTAGGCTACCTGGACGGCCCTATTCCGGGATGCGTGTAGATTGGCTGACTGCTTATTGTGGTAGGCATACTCATAACCGGAAAGAATCAGAGAATGAAATATGTTAGTAAGGCATGTATGAGTTCTATGCTCAACCTTGTCAGCTACCGGAACTGCCAGAAGCACTTTTGGCTTTCTTTCTCTTTCCCTTTCTCCTGCCCTTACCAGCTTTAGGTGCTTTTGTACTTTCTTCTTCTGACTCACTAACCTCAACTCCTTCCGGGTTCTCTTCCTTCACCTCAACAGATTCCTTCCCCTTCTTTCCCCCCTTCTTTCCAGCTTCCTCCTTCTGAAGCTCCGACTGAGGAATATCGGCAAAGAAATCCCTCTTGTATCCGTCGTGGCCCAGGAGCCACTTAATCATCTCCTTGTCGTCCGTCTCGTAAACCCCGTTCTTGAACTGCGCATCTTCCCCGGGAGATAAGATGACTTGACCTTCTACCACAGTCTTCGCCCTTGCCTTCTTGACTAACCGCAATCCATCATAAGGACTATCAAATCGCATAACATCCTCCATTAGTTGAAATTAAAAAGAGGAAGGGAGGGGAAGCCCCCCCTTCCGTAAGTGACGATCACGCTGAATACTGGTCGACATTATGCAGTCGCCCGTGCTTCTTCTGATGCTCGAGATGCAGCCCCACCTCAGTCATCCATTCGTCCTGCTCGCTGTCGTTCTTGTTGTCCTGAATGTTTTTCCGAAGATGGGTATCCCTGTTCTTAGCACCCTGCAGTGGCCTATACCACATGGAAGCAGGCTCAAGGGCAAAACCGGTCTCGTTGTAGAATTCCTCCAGAAGGTCGTGCTTTGTCACATTGAGCGTGCCGTGTGAGGTTAGATACTGCTTAACGGAAATCCCGTAGGTCTGGTCCTTCGATAAAACCCGAACCGCAGCCCGGCCCCAGGAGTCCAGTGCGGAGACTATCTTCGAGCAGGCGATAAGCATCTTCTTTTTGGAACCATACCGGAAGACGCTCTCTAAGAAGGTATTGAACTCCGCCTCGGTCAGGGTATTCCCGGCATCGGTAACATTCGTGGTAATCCACTTGATTAATCCACGAGTGGAACGCTTCGGATGCGTCCCGCTGGTATCCTCTTTTCGCTCGCTGAAGAGGAACCGGTTTTCAATATCCTTCATATGCTCGATGGCCGCTTTCCGGCGTTGGTAAGGCAGGTCTTTCTCTCCGTAGAGGTCGGTAGCCGCCTCCGTGCCGGTCAATCCCAGGGGTGTCCTGACGATTGTGGTAAAGTTATAAACCTCTACCTTCTGGGTGGTCTTGATCGCCGGGGCATCGGCACCTTCCTCGCTGAGATTACCGAGAATGAGTAGCTTACCTCCATCGGCAACTGCGCCGGCCGCAGTCTCCCCGAATGCCCGGGTTACCGTTAGGGTGTTGGTGCTAACAGCGGTTACCAGAACAACCTCCGCGGTGGTCGTTACCTTGACCAGGTCGTTGGCCTTGAAGTAGGCGCCGTTGTCAACGACAATACTGGTCTCGGAAGTTGTATATCCCGTTGAGTAATTTACCGTATCCCACCGGGGACCCAGCACATCCTCAAACCACCTGAACTTGGGGTCGGTGGTCTTACGCTTCCGGGCCATCTTGAGAATAACGGTTAGAGGAGCCGCATCGGGTTCCAGAAGTGCAATCCTGTCCGCCGTATCCAACTTGCGGGTTGCCGCAATTATGGTGTTTGTATCTCTAACTCCATCAATCATTGCCATTTTAATTCCTCCCTTAGACTAATACGCTGTCCATTTTCGGCCCGGCCCTAACCATTTCCTCCCATTCCTTGTCCTCCTCGCTTTTCTTTGTCTCTATTTTCGGGGCTGCTCCGCTGCTCGTTTCGGTATGGGGTATTGCTGGGCCAGTGCCTGGTTTCTTCGATTCCCAATTTTTCAGCAGTTCAGGTCTTTGCTCGATCATAACGCTGTAGGCGAGTTTCAGGCATGAAGGGTCCTGTCTCAGCCAGGGCCGTTCGTCCAGGATCCGGCCAATATCACCGATGTGGTCTCCAAAATTCACCGGGTAGCCTTCCTTAACGGTGATAGTCTCCTTTGCCTCTTTTATCATCCCATCTATCCTGTTCTGGTTTTGCCGTTCGACAAACGGCTGCGTTACCTCCTGAACTGCCTTTTTGAGAACCTCCTTAACTTCAGGAGAATTCAGTGCGTCCGCATGAACCTGATAGGGATTTTCACCAATGCCCTTGTAATAGGCATCTCTTCTTTCCTCCAGCGAAGGTTCAGCTCCTTGAGTTTGTCGGTCAATGATCTGGTTAGCCTTTTCAATGACCGGGCTCAATGCCTTCTTCTCCGCCTCCAGCCTCACCCTTTCCTGGTCCAACTGAGAACGCGATTTCTCCGATTCCTGGTAAGCCTTCTCCAGTTCTTCCTGGGTTTTGAACTTACCGGCAATCAGCTTTTCCGGTTCCGGTGTTTGCCCTTCCGGGGCACCTTCTACCGCTCCTTCCTCATGTCCCGTTTTCACTTCCTCATTTGGCTCTTCCAATCCTTGCTCCGGATCGGTTATTCCAAATTCGTTAGCGGCAGGATCATCTTTTCCTAGCATAAAATCCTCCTTTGTGTTCGGCCAATAAAAAAGGGACTCAGGTATTAACCTGAGCCCCTCTCATTAGGCCGGTTTCTGTTGAGAGTCTGATGTGATCAATTCACCAGACAGAAACTATTTATTTCATTATGAAAACTTACTCATTCCGCTGTCAAGGTTTTTTTCATTGTTTCCAATACCCTCTTCCTATCAGCAATGATAGTTTTTATTTTGGTAAGGATATTCTTATATGCTTTTATGGTTCCTCTTGTTTCACTATTCTCTTTGTCTATCAGCTTATTTATCGCCTCCACTTCCCTCTTTACCAGCCACGGTTCAAGAACTTCTTTCCATCCAGGCCGGGCAATTAAATCCTCAATCTGATTGCCCTCCCTTATTTTCCTCTGGTTGTATTCTTCGTTTTCGGCCATTAAATTTTCCCTCCCTGCATCATCCTTCTGACTACCTCTTCCGGCGGTGCCGGTTTCTGCCCCTCCGCGGGTCCGGTGGGCCGGAGAAATGCCCGTTCCTCATCGGCAGACCCCGGCATTTGCGCCCCGGCCTGGCTCATCTGCTGTGTCCTTTGCTGCATCATAAAATCTATATAACTCTGATGTTCCCTGACATGGCTTTCAACTATCATTCGGAAACTGGGATTCAATTCGGGAGACCGTAAGAGGCTCATGTGAATAGGTGCGTGCTCGCCGTGTTTATCGTAATAATTCACATTGACAAGCTCCCCCATAGCCATCACCTTATTTTCGTCCTGGGGACTTATCCGGTCGGTGGGCGGTTTCTCTAAAATCTCGTCAATGTTCTCCACATCGGCCGCCTCAAGCACCATCCTGTCAATTTCATACTGATTAACCCCTCCCGGGCGATTTGCCAGATATTCTGCAATCATCAGCATTTGTTGCAACATCAACTGCTTGTTCCCCATAGTCGGATGACCCACGGCGATGAAGTCGCAGTCAATGTTCACATCGTTAAACGGCACATTCAGAAACTTTAATCCCTCGGGGCCTAAAATCCTTATCCTCTTTTCCTCGGGTAGAAATTGCCTGTTCAGGCCGTGAATTTTCTCCACCAGTTCCACGATACCCGAATGCTGGAAGATAAGGGCGATAAGTTGAAACCTGATCTCCGCCGCCTGCTGGAGAGACATTATCCCGGAAGCGGTTTCTTTCCTTTGCGGGGCACGCCCCTGGGAATAGGGCCAGATACCGGAGGTCTCCTGCATCATCTCACTGAACCCGCCCTGCTCGTGATAAGACGAAGAGGTAACATCAGACATTACGAATTCCTGCAAGTTTTCCATCGCATCAACAAGCATTATCTTGTTGGGACCCACAACAATTTGTTCCCAGTCAATATCGGCACCCTTTAACCCCTTGAAAACCTTATTTAACAGGACATAAACATTGTCCAATCTGTAATTAACAATATCGTTCAATGCGAATTGAAGCTTTGCGTTCGGCTCAATAATTCCCTTACCGTAAAACTCCCCGGGCACCGGGGTGTGCTTGGTAAATATGAATGAGTTTTTTATGTATTCATACGGATAATCAACATTCCTCAGTAAAGCTTTGTTATTATATTCAATCGTGGTGAGTTTCCCGTTCTTAGTTCTTTCAAGAATCCACAAGCGTCCCGAGCCGAAATCGCTTGTATGGATTCCGATCTCCGACATTCTCTTCTGACTGGAGTCCTCCGTAATGCCACCCTCCCCTTCCTTTCCCTTTTCTCCCAGGGCGGCGATTACCTCCGGGTCGTAGCCGGCATCCTTCTGAATCTCCTTGAGGTAATTCACATCACGCCATGTCCGATGAATCAGGTAGGGCTGTTCTTCGAGGGTAGAAACACTGGGCAGGGCGGGGAAGAAATCATAGAGGTCTAAGGGGTCAAACTGGGGGCCATCATAGATTTTTATGTCTTTTTCTTCAATTATTTCTTTTGATTGGGGCTTACCCCAGAATGAGAACCACGAGGACTCGGGAGTTTTAAACGACCTGAACTTTTTCTTTTCCCACTTTCTCGACCAATAAACCTTACCCGGGGAATTGCCATAAATTATCAGTTGCTTCAGGTAATCCACCCATTTCAGAAATATCTTTATCTCATCGTTTACCTGGTATGTGATTAGTTGCTTAACGAGTTTAACCTGCTCGGTCTCGTGCGGGTTTACCGGCAGGGTGCCAAAGAATTCCCGAATGGCTATCGTTGCTAAGATTATCCGGGGCAACTCGGTTTCGACCAGGGAGAAACATTTCGGAACGAAAATATTTGAATGCCAATCGTCTTCCGGTAAATCCTTGACATAAGAATTATAGAGTTTGTAGCAGCGGTCCCATATCTCTTCGTAAGGCTCCCTCCTTCTCTGTGCGTCCTCAAAATCCCGGACAACGCTATTTACCAGGTCTTCCTTTTCGTCTTCGCCGATTGTGACTTTCTCTTCTTCGGCTGCCATCAATAAACCCTTTCCCTTCTTATGTCACGAAACTTGGGCATGACAATGGGCTTCCTCCGGGTAGGTCCGACTTTCTCATTCGCAAAATATCTCCGGCAATCCATTCCGTGATCATCTTTCTTTCTCGGACTTTCCTTCGGGTCCCTTCGGTCTCTCGTTGCTTCGGAACGATAATCTTCCCAGCAGTAAAATTTATATTCCCGAATTAAGTTAGGGCATGTTCTGAAAACATAAAGTTTAGGCTTTCGTGTTAATACCCCGGCTTCGTTTTTCTCCCAGTTGAGAAGGGCTCGCTCCCTCAGGATGCCGTCCCAGACGGTGTTATTAGCAACCCGGAGATTTTTAATTCCATCGTTTTCCGAGTTGTCCCGGAAGTCTTCTAATACAGATTCTTCCGCCTTAATGGTTTTATCCGCGGCCCGGGGGTCAATTAAAGTGTATTTAATAACCTCTTTCGCTGTCAAGGTTTTTATTTGTTCCCGGTGCCACGGAATCAATTTCCCTTTGACATAATGCTCCCGGTAAACAAAGTGAGCCCCCGGGGGGAATTGTTTTAAAAAACCCAGCGGGTCATCGTAATTAACTGCAACCCATAGACAGCAAAGGGGGTTCCTGAACCCGGGGTCGATTATCCGGTATTTATTTAGTTCGTCGGGGATCCGGAAAGGATTGATGGCATGTATTTCATCTCTCCAGAGGTCGGCATAAATCGGCTGCCCGCTGATCGCCTCAAAGTCCAGCTCATATTCCTTACGAAAATAAGGATTGCTCTGCCCGCCCTTGTATCCCTTCAGGGCCTGGGCTAACCATTCCGGGGTATCCTTCTCCGGGTCTGCCGAGTAGTGGAGGCTAACAACTTGATAGCCATCTGCCGCCTCGGCAATGTCAAGACCCTTCTGGATTCTCATTTTTTCTTAGCAACAGGAGCAATCAGCCCTTCTTTTCTCAACCTGAAAATAACACTTAAAAGGGCTCCTCTTGATATTCCCATAAGTTCACAAATTGCCTCATTACACAAACCCTTCTCCAGCATTTTCAATATGCTCATTTTCCTAAAAAATAATTCTTCCTTCCTCATCACTTACTATCTCCAGGTTACTGGCGTCATCTCACTGTAAATTTCCAACTTCTCTTTAATCCATTCTTGCGGGCCTTCTTGTTTCGCCCATTCTGCCATCTCGTGGATCCCCTCTTCGATGGATACTGCATCTCTGTAGGTTAAAACAAAGATACTTTTCTGAGCCGAGCACCAGGCATGTTTTACTTCACAAGGCCGGTCTCTTAAATAAATAATGGGGTATTCTTTCAGGTCGAATTCTCTTAATATGAGTCTCACCAATTCATTAACCGTTATAACTTCCAATCCTCCGATATTAAATATTTCTTTTTCTGTTTCCAATGCCTTCAAGTAACAAGGTATGCTATTGTCAATATAGCTATAAGCCCTTGCCTGCTCCCCGTCTCCGTAAACATAGATAGGCTCTCTTCTCATTATCCTGTTCATGAAGATACCCATGACATTCCTGTATGGGTCCCTTAGAGATTGTCTTTCACCAAAGACATTGTGTGGTCTTATTATTACCCAATCGAAACCGTGAACCTCCGCTAATATCTGCGTGGCCTTTTCCATAGCTACCTTATTCACCCCGTAAATATCAACCGGTTTCGTTTCCGCTGTTTCAAAAAAAGGTATGGGTTGCTCCCCATAAACAGCCATCGAAGAAAAGAGAATAATTTTTTTAACTTTGTTTTTAATTGCGGTTGTCAGCACCCGGATATATCCTTCGTAATTAGTTTGAGATACTTTGATGGGAATAAACTGAGAAGCGCCCTCCCTGGCAAAGGCCGCTAAATGAAAAACCACTTCCGGTTGCTCTGTTTGAAAAAGTGCCTCTAAAATTCTCAGGTCGTTAATATTTCCTTTCCAGAACTTTGCCGAGGGATTGATATTCTTTTCCTCACCTAAACTTAAATCGTCAATCACCGAAACGCTATGCCCCTTTTCGATTAAGGCATCAACGATATGTGACCCGATAAAACCAGCTCCGCCGGTAACTAAAATATTCATCTTATGGCCTCGGATTGTAATCGTCTTTTACCATCTCGTGAAAGAAGCCCCGGTTCGGTCTGGTAATCCCGGTAAACCTACCTCCCCCCGCTATATTAGGCCGGGAGGCGGTATAGGAAGCTTCCGCCTCTACCTGAAAAGCCATCTCATCGCTGAGTATGCCAGAAGGGGTGTATTCCCGGATTTGATCCGGCCCCTGGGGAACTCCCCAAATCTTTGAACTGATTGCCTCAAATTCCAACTTGCCGAATACATCCCTGATTTTATGCTGTTTTAAAAAGTGGGGCTGATGAGAATAAATAAACTTAGCCCGGTCAACAAGAAAATTCGCCGCCTCCTCCTTCTGCGATTGGAAGAAATTATGCCGTCCTAAATTAAACAATGTGTCGTGAAGATAGAGGGCAACGAATAGCCAGGTGATCATCATCTTCGCGGACTTGACCAATAAAATAATTTGCTCTTTTTCCCAGAGGTCGATTAGGGGTAGGAAATATTCACGGCGGGGAAACGGTTTGATGGGGTTATTCTTATCGTGTTCGTCAAGGGTATTAACGAAAATCAATCCCGTGTGTTCCAATACCCTATCGGCGCCGCTGAAGGCATGGTTCTCCGGGGTATCGCCCCAGAGCCAGTATTTAACATCCCGGCGGCATTGCTCGTAAACAATCCCCTGGAGAGAGGGAGAATTATTTAAGAGCGTTATCTCCTGGGTTTGCTCTAATAATTTTTCTTGCTCGGTCATTTTATTTCCGCTTCTTCCTCTCAATACCCAATATCTTTTTCACACTTTTCCTGAAGTTAAACCTTCTGGTTACAACTTCCATTCCCGACTTCGCTATCTTCTCCCTCGCCTTATCCACCCTTAAATAATATTCAATCAAGTCCAGTAACTCTTCAAAAGATTTATACCAGACAAGATGACGGTGTTTTAAAAATATCTGCGATAAGCCCGGGACATAGGGGGCTATGTAAAAACAGCCGGAGGACATCGTAAAAACCAACCTGTTGCTGAAATAAGCTTGCAAGTGCCGCCACTTAGTGTCAAGAATACCAATTGCTATCTTTGCCGAAGAGCAGGTCTTGGCAAACTTCTCACCATAAACAGGCTTAGTCCTGTTCGCCCAGCCACGGCCAAATATCTTGAAGGAGAAATCGCCGTTAAGTAATAGCCCCTGCACCAATTCCTTTCTCTCGGGGCCAAGAATAGGACTATTATTCCCGATGAATATCACATCATATTTTTTCTTTAATGGGTAAGGCTTGAAAACTTCCGGGTCGGTGGGGCACGGCATGTAGGAACAGAGCTTAATGCCCAATTCATCGTTAAGCTCTTTCACATAGCTCTTATTGGAAAAATAAATCTTGTCAGCCACCCTTGTCAATGTCCGGTGATAATCAGAGGGTTTCGCATCGCCATAGAAGACGGTGATGGTAGGATTGAATTTCTTCTTTGCAGTTTTTAACCAATCAAGAGGAACCTTATCGTGCTTCACACTACCGCCTAAATGGATGTGGCTAACCGGCATCGAATTAAAAAACGCCTTTTTATTTAACTCGGTATCAACATCAAGGTTATGCACAGGGGCAATGCGGTTGAAATACTTCAGCCAATAATAATTGGAATTGATTTTAGAAAACTTGTCGATATAGAGGAGGCTCGTTTTTGACTTTTTCACAAACCCACCCTTTCTACTCTAAGATCCCAGTCCCACCCCTCAAACCAGAACGGATTCTCTAAGCCCAATGACTCTTTTCCAATGACCGTGACCATCCGGGGCTGAAGAAGGGAACCCGGGCACTCTATACCGTAGGCATCAAGGGTCAGCTTATACGAAAGGCAATAGATACAAGGCTGAGCTTGGTGCTGAGGAAACTCTTCGTAAATCCTAAACTCCCCTCCACAATCCCGACAATGAAAATCTATGTAGTGTCTATCTCTCCCCATAAAATAACCTTCGGGTTCTATGAAGGACATCTCATGAGAAAGTAAAAACTTCTTAAAAAATTCTCCTATCTGTTTTGTAATCACTCTACCTCCTCCACTGTATCCACCTTACCCCCGGCTCCAGTAACGCAATAACAAGATTCAGGATATTTAAGAATATCCCACCCTGGAATCTCAAGGGTCATCCTATACCATTCATAATGACTTCCCCGGTGATCCCAGTCTGGAAATAGTTTCTCCCCTTCCATCATCCTGCGCCTAATCTCCTGCTCATCCCAATGTGCAGGTAGTAAAAACTTAAAATAACAACTACCTTCAACAATCCCAGGTAAGAAAAAACTACACCCCTTACAAGCAAGAGCATTCCCAAGGCACCACTTATTACAATGCTTAATTACTTCCTCAATTATCTGAGTGTCAATGTTCATTAGCGTTACCATGAGAAGAAGATTTGAGATATTAAATAATTTTTACCGGGAGTAAAGATGTTATATAGGGGTCGGTAGGCCCAGGAGCACCCATGACCCCCCCTACCCTCTCTGGAGGATAAGGATAAATTAAGACTGAGTGAGGGTATGTTATCTTGCAATATCACTCCACTATGCAGGGACAGCGCCCTTTTTAAATAAAAACACACACATCATAGCGTCTGATAATGTTTAATTATGTAAACTTTCTTATTCACCATATCCTAACAATATCAAGCACTTACAGATATAGGGTAAATTATGCCCTAAATACACGGTGGTTTGAATACTCATCATTGACTCTATAAACCCCCGAACTCCCCATATATTCAGCGATAGTGCCACACCACTATTCTCCCTCTTTCTTCTCTTGCGCTGGAGGCAGGCTTGCCATACCACTTCCAGCCCCGGACAGCCTCTTCTTCTCCTCTTGGAACTTCTTCTGAAGCTCCTCCTTTGACAATCCCCCCAGCTCCGCTATAACCTGCTGTATATTGGCGGAGAATCGCCCCTCAGTGACCTGAGAGGCTTCTCCACATAGCACCGCCTCCCTTTCTTCAAGCTGACAGATGGCACGGGATAAGTCTGCAACATCTTTTGGATTACCCTTTCCATTATCCGATATAATCTTGTCGATTAACTCCTCTAATTTCTCCTTTAATCCTGCAAACTTAGCGGCTTCAAGTAATTTATCACGAACATAAACCTTTCTCGCATCCTCAATTTTTTTCTTCACAGTTGTTGACTGATATTCTTCTCTCTCTTTTTGCCACCCTTCCTTTCTTGCGATTATCCTAATCCAATTAGGTGTAATCCCATATCTTGCGCTTAACTGCTCAGAACTAAGTCCCTTCGTTATGAAGTCAGCTTTTAGTAAGTGCCAGTCCTTATTCTTTCTACCCCTGGTCGCCATCAGACTATTCCCCATTCATTTTCTTTTAATTTTAGATTTTCAATGACATTAATAATCCCGTGTTGTGTTTTAATTTCCTTTATCTTCACACCGATTACTTTTCCTTTTTCCTTTACAGATAATAATGGACAAGTGAGGGCGTGGCGGCATTTCTTAATCCTCTGTATTTGTTCTGCCATCTCAACCCCTTCTCCCTCGGTAGAGGTGTTTCTTTTCCCATTCCCTTTTCAGGTGGCCCACGAATCCATAAGGGACCCCGTGCTTTCTTGCAACTTCCTCATATGTTTTCCCTCGGAAGTAATCAGCAACTATCTTCTCCTTTTTTTTGGTGGTGGTTTCCGCGGTGAGTTTTTTATACTCGCATTTATATTGTTTTTTCATATACTCCCTTTTCTACTGGTTCTTTAAATGGCGGGTAATTGTGTTATTGGTATTTTTCTTCAAGTTGGCGCAATATCTTTTGTTCCCTTTCTTTTTCCTCTTTCATTTTTATCTTAAATTCTTGCGTTTTCTTCCAGCCATCATAATTCTGGTTAAGGCTATTAATCCTCGTATTGAAAGTTGTGATCGTCTTCCCTATTTTCTCTAACCAGTCATCTTCTTCGAATTCCTCAATTATGAAGTATTCCCAGAGGAGCTTCAGGCGGTTTATGCCGAGGTTTTTTATTAACCTTCCGATTAAGGCATTTTCCTTATACTCCACGATGGTCAATTTGACCTTTAATATTTCCTCAGTTTTGGCCTTTGCGAGTTCTGAGAATTCTTTTATCTCTGGGGGAGTATTTTTTTTACCCCGATAAGGTAGTTTCTTTTGTATAGTTTCTTTCTTTTCTTTTGTAGGGGTCTTGGGAGACCCTGAAATCGGAGTCTCTGGTGACCCCCCCGAGGGGGTCTTGGGAGACCCTATAGGGTCAGTAGAGAGGGGGTCTTTATAGACCCTCTCTTGAGAGACCCCTTTCCACTGTTTATAATCCTTCTGAAAACCCCATAGATTAATATTACCTTTTTGCCCATTTTGGGATATTATTTCCTTTTCCATCAATCCTTTTAAAGTCCTTCTAATATTATTTCGGTCAATGCCGGTAATCTTCTGAAACTGAGATAATGATATTGCGTCCTTTTTTTTATGCCACCCATAAGTCTTTCTAAATATGGCCCAGAGCACCCGGGACTCATATGGAGATAAGTTGACCTGGGCCAGCGCCTCCGCAATACCATGAGCTATGTCAATATGTCCATTCTCCGCTTGTGGTAATTTTTCCATTTATCCTCCGTCCTTAGCCCGGGCAGGGGGAGTAAAGCGGCTAAGGCACTTACTCCCCCCAAATCTTTCCTTTCACCTTCTCCATTATAACCCCACTTTTTAACTCAACCCCCCTACCATACCAGAACCACCCATATTTTCCAACCATTATTTCATAAATATATGATATAAGTCAAGAATAAATCTTGAATAATTCTTTCAGAAGGGGTTGACATATGGTTATGGTGTGGTAGAATATACCACAGATAGGAGGTAAGATGAAGAAAGTAAAAGAAAGTGATAGGAAGGATAAATATCTCAGTATCAGACTTGACAAACCTACCAATCAACTACTCAGGGATTTTGCGAAAAGCACGGGGAAGAAGAAGTCTGAGCTGGTCAGAGAAATCCTTGATAAATATTGTGATAAGATTCTGGACGGTGAGGAAGATGTTTAGAAAGAACTCATCTTTTATAGAGTGGCTCAAGTATAAAGGGGTTTTTAATAATTCGTTGGAGCCCCGGGGTCCGCTCACAGAAAAAGAATTTAATAAAATGCTAAAGACCTACTTTAAAACCAAAGCCTCAAAAGATAGGGAGAAATGAAAGAAATATCCATTATTCTTTCCTTAATTAAATCAACCATTTAACTCTGTTCCCCGTGAAACATAAAGCATTCAATATTCTCTTGGCACGATTTTCTTACCTTAATATAAGTAAACACGCAAACAGAAAAATGAAAAAGGTTGACCACCAAAAAATAATAACAAGCTTCAAACACTCTTCGGAGTGTAAAAGCGAATGCCCGGGGTTTTCAGGTGGTCAGCCTTCCCCGGGCATTTTTATATAAGGGGGTAGAAATGAAATTGAATGAATTGGTTAACCTATTGGAAAAAGACCATGACTATGACCGTGAAGCATTAATAAAATGCACTCGGTTGCAGTTGGTTAAGATAGCCAATAGGGAGGGAATCAGGGCTATAATTGGAGATTGGGAATCAGAGGCGGTAGAGAGAAAAGCAGGGATGGAAAAGGCAGAAATAGAGATTGGCCTTAGAGTTCACAATCGGGGCGATATGGCTAATCTGGAGCATTGGGGAACAGTAACAAAGATTATTGAGAGAGAAAGATTCGCAGACCAGGTGGAAATAACCCCAGACCCGGAAGCGGAAAGGAAGCCTTACACTGTATTCCCAATTCAGATTTCAGCAGTTGATAAAGGGCACGGTGGAACACGGATCGTAACCGAGCAAGCCTATAATGAATTTCGGGAAAAGCAACTGGCAGCACTTCAGGAGAGAATGAATACTGCTTAACCCCTGAGCTTAGCCCCCACCGGGGGCCTTGTTGAGAGGTTAAACTAAACGAAGGGAGAAAGGATGAAAGAAAAATACCTTAAATTACCTGAAAGAAAAAGAAGTGAACTTTATCATAAATGGGTTAATCAAAATCAGTTTCTTAACTTTACAGATTGGGAATTAATGGTTTTGCGTGGTGAAATAGTCCCATTAGAGCTTGTGGGTTAAAAGTAATAACTGGTTCAGGGCTTGAGAGGTTGAGAATGGCATCTGACGATAAAGAAATAAATGAGTTAATAGAGTCTATTAGAGAGGGTAAGCGCTTAATAGAGGCCATGGAGACTTTAGTCCGGGCTGCGGAGACTCATTTACTGGAGCGATACGGCGAAACGGCGGAAGAAGAATAACATGACCATCGGAACTAAAATCAAATACTACTCCAAGAAGGAAGGCAAGGGCGAAGGAAGAATCATCGCTATCAACCCGCCACTTATCCCCGGGGAACTCCCGACATATATGGTTAGGGACCCCCAGGGGCACGAGTTTAATGTGAATATGGAAGCCGTGGTTCCCGTGGCGGAGCAGATGGGGTTGTTTGGGGGATAGGATGAACCGTGTGGGAACTAAATATGCTTACGATAGAGAGGAATATGATTTTTTTAATCATATTATTCATGGACTCCATTTCTTACTTGGTATTCATGTTGATTTTGAAAAAGTTAAAATAAAGGGATGGATTTATTTCCCAAAGACAACCAGTAAGAATACGAGCAGAATAACCATTGACAACCCACCCGGAGACTGATAAAAATAATGAGCGATTTTAACTAAACAGGAACTCCTTTTTGCTCGGGATAGGGTAGGCCACCCGAATAGCCCGCCACCAAGACGGGCACTCCCGAGCTTCCACCAATTTCTTGGCTACCGCACTTGGAGGTAGGTAGAATGAGGGTAGATAAGATTTTAAAAGATTTCAGAAAAAGGAAGAAACTAACTCAGCACCAATTAGCCTGGTTCCTCGGCATCAGCGAGGATTATCTCAGTAAGATTGAACGGAGATTGAGGCTGCCGGGAAGATACTTGACGGAGCGAATTGCCATGTATTATGAGGCAAATCCTAACTGGTTGAGAAATATTGTCTGTGAACAGAATGTTTGGAAACTTGAAAGACGCTGGGCAACCTGAAATGAGTCTAAGCGAAGAGCAAATTAGAAAATACCGAACGGATCCAGAGTTTCATGCCTGGGTTGATAAAATAGCCAGCCTTGTAATAAATAAAGAAGTTAGTATTCAAGAATTACGAGATGCCCTTGGGGTTGCTGATTATAGGGTAAAAGAAATTAATCTCTGTCGACCAACCCGGACAAATCCTGTCCGAGTCGAAAACACTAAAAAGGCATAAAATAAGGCGGAAACTATGTTTGAAACAGTCCGATTCTATATATTATGTAAACTTAATTTAGTAATATGTGACTTCGGTCACACCGTTAAACTTAGAGGGGAAATCGCCTTCATTGGTGGTCTCCCCTCTTTTTTTGTTAGGGAGGGACTATGATTTATTACAAGCTGTTAAGAATGAACAGAGGCAGTTGGTTTAATGAAAACTTTGTCTGGTCATTAAAAAAACCAACTGAAGTGCTGGAAGCAAAAAAAGGTGAAGTTTGTGGTGTTGGCCTTCACTTGGCTAAATCCGTTAATGATGCCTTCCAATATGGTAAATTGCCCGGCAGGATTTTTAAGGCCAAGCCTTTATCGAAAACATTAGGTGAAGATGAAAGCAAAATCCGGGTAAGAAAAGCACAACTCCTTGCCGAGCTGAAACCGGAATGGCTTGTTGAAATTAACAAGTTCATTCCTTCGGTATCAAAAATAAAATACTTCTCTAATTACAAAAAGCCTTTGGAATGGAAACTTTATGAAACCGGGGCTGCTGCCGGGGCTGCTGCCGGGGCTGCTGCCGGGGCTGCTGCCAGGGATGCTGCCAGGGATGCTGCCAGGGCTACTGCCTGGGCTGCTGCCGGGGCTGCTGCCAGG